AATGATGATATTGTACAATGTTTAACTTGGTATAGAATTTGGGATGCTAGAAGAATGATGGAAGAAAGTGGAGTGCAGTATGATTTAGTTATCAGAGTAAGACCTGATTTAGAATATCGTGGCAATTTTCCATATTTCGTTTTTAATCCTTCTCATATATGTTGGATATATCAACATCCTTGGAAACAAAAAAATTTGATGGAATATGATGATAGATTTGCTGTAGGATCTTTAGGAATAATGTTGTGGTATTCTGAATTATATAATCATTTACCGGAATATAAAAAAGGTTCTAAGTTTGGAATCAATCAAAATAATAGTGAACATAATTTATTTTGTCATATGGATCAATATAAAGTAGCACATTTTATTTTAAATAATGAATTAGAGCAAAATTATTTTCATATACCAAGAGATGGTGAAACGGAAGGTATTGATTGTTGTCTGGCTATTTCATCTATAGCAACAATACGGGATAATGATCCTGATTTACCTCCTGAAAATTGGAAAGATTTTGTTCCATTTAAAGATCAATGGAGGCCATTTTGATTAAATTAGTAATATTAGATGTTGATGGGGTTTTAACAACCGGAAAAAAATATTATAATAGAGAAGGTGAGGTTAAGTTAAAATCATTTTGTGATAAAGATTGGACAGCAATTAAAAGATTTCAAGCAATAGGTATTCCAGTTATTTTTATTACAGGAGATCCATATAATAAGCAAATACTTGATAATAGAAATCTGGAAAATTATATTTGTAGAAGTGGAGTATTTCGAGAAGAGTTTAAAAAAGATGAAGTAGTTGAAGTTCTTGATAAGGCTGATCTTTTTCCTGAAATATGTGAAAAATATAATTGTAATGGAAATGAAATGGTATACGCTGGTGATGATTTATTAGATATTGGGATTATGAGAAAAATAGAATGGAGTTTTTGTCCACATGATGCACCAATAGTAGTAAAGGAATATGCGAAGTATACATTGGATAAAGCTGGTGGAGATAATTTTGTTGTAACTCTTTTTGAACACTTAGAATCTCTACAACTTATACCAATTTATTCATTTGATGAAGTGATTGATAAGATATATGCACTGGATGCAAAAGAAAAATTTTAATGTATGATATATCTCTATATGGACATTTGACCGTTGATAGAATTTTTGAAAAATTTAATAAAAGAAATGGATTAGGTTCTATCGCAAATGTTTGGAAGGCTTTGATAAATGAGAGTCCTGAATTAAAACTATATATTTGTCCAACTGAAATTGGCTCTGCAATTGTTTATATAGATAAAGATATAGGAGAAAGATATTCAAAAGCATCTTTATCTAATTTTATACAAAAACCAAAAATAGAAAATTCAAAAATTAATCATATTCTTTATTTGAATGAACTTGTAGAACCATCTTTCATTTCTCAATTGGACGGAATTAATTGTGCAGATATTTGTGTTGGTAAAAAGGTAGATTATTCATTGTTGAAATATATAGATTATCTATTCATTGCTGATGAAGATTGTGATGATTATGAAGAATTAAAAAAACACACCAGAGGAAAAGTTATAGTGCATAGTTCAAATGGAAGTTATTGGGAAGGTGGTTCTTATGATTTACCACCATCACAGATTTTAAAAAATGTAAATGTATTGGGAGCAGGAGATCTATTTGCGGCAAATTTTATGCTTGGTTTATTAGAAAACTATTCTTTTCCCAAAATAATTGAAGAAGCACATCTTAAAACAACTGAAAGGTTATCAAATGGTTAATGTATTAATACCAATGGCGGGAGCAGGAAGTCGATTTGTTAAACAGGGCATTAAATCTCCAAAACAACTTTTGTCAGTTAGAGGTAGACATGTTCTTGATATATCATTAGAGAGTATGTTGGGATGGGAAAATAATTATAATAATTTAATTTTTATTGTCAGGGATGAACAAGTATATAATTTTCATATTGATAAAGTATTAAAACAAAAATATGGAGATAAAATAAAAATTGTTACTACAGATGGATTAACTGAGGGTTCTGTATGTAGTTGTCTTTTAGCAGAAGAATTTATTAATAATAAAGATCCTTTAGTTATTAATACTTTAGATGTTGAATTTAGACCACAATTTAATGTTCAAGAAATGTCTGATATTGTATCAGATGGTTTAATATTAACCTTTAAATCTAATTCTTCAAATTACAGTTATGCAAGTTTGGATAGTGTGGGCAATGTTGTAAAAACAGCAGAGAAAAAGGTAATAAGTCCAAACGCATGTGTTGGAATTTATGGATTTAAAAGAGGAGATCAATTTGTAAAATATGCGAAAGATATGATTAAGAGAGATATTAGACAAAATAATGAATTCTATATTTCTCCATTGTATAATCTATTAATAGAAGATGGATTAAAAATAAAAACAAAACCAGTATTAAAAATGCATATTTTTGGAACTCCAGAAGAATATGAATTTTATAAAAATAACGTAGCGAAAAAAATACAAGATAAACCAGTAAGTTTGGCATCAGATCATTCTGGATTTGATGCAAAAGAAACAACAAAAAAGATATTAGAAAAAAATAATATAGAGTATATAGATTTTGGGCCTGTGATTGGTAATGATTGTGATTATAAAGATTATATTTCTCAAGCAGCAAAGGCTATTAATAATAAAGAATCTGATTTTGGATTTGGATTTTGTCGAACCGGACAGGGTGTAAATATGTGTGCTAACAAATATAAAGGAATTAGATCAGCACTAATCTATGATGAAATGGCAATGGAAATGGCTATACGTCATAATTGTGCAAACTTTTTTGCAGTTCCTGGTGGCGCTACATTTTCAGAATCTAGAATGGAAAAATTTATACAAATTTGTAAAGAAGAAACATTTGACGGCGGTCGATTTCAAGAAAGGGTGCAAAATTTAGAATGAAAATATCAAATATAGATGAATATAAAAATGGTTGGTTTGTTGGGGATTTTGATCCGGCAATTTTTAAGAATCCATTTTTTGAAATAGGTCATCACAAGCATAAAGCAAATGAGGAAACTTTTTCACATACTCATAAAGTAACTACAGAATTAAATTATATTGTTAGTGGTGAATTGAGTATCAAAGCACCAGATCGACATTATATGAAAAGACAATTATTAACTGCAGGAGACATGTGGATATATCATGCTAATGATATTTCTGATGTGGAATTTGTTACTGATGTAGAATTAATAGTTGTTAGATGGCCGTCAGTGCCTTCAGATAAATACTTAACTAATGAAAAAACTTAATATAATTTTTAGAACTTGTGATGTTGTTAATTCTATACATGGAACAGATAGACCATTTGAATTAACAAAAAAACAAGTAGTGGATGTTTGTTTTGATTCATTGATAAATTCTCTTAATAAAACAAAGGGAACATTTATAGGTGGTGTAAAATATGATTTTCATGTAATTGGAGATAAACTTTCTGAAGAAAGAATTGAATATTTAAAACCATATGCCACTAAAATATATAACGCCGATTTAGGAAATGCTAAATCAATAACTGAAACATTTAATTTAGCATCTACTCTTAATGATGATGATTGGGTATATTTTTGTGAAGATGATTATTTGCATACTCCTGAAGCAATGACTTACCTTTATGAATTATTAATTAATAGAGAACAATATTTAAAAGATTTTAAAAATAAAGATTTATTTATTCATCCCGCAGATTATCCAGATAGATATAATAGAGTAGAGGATTTTTATAATAAATGGCATCTTATAATAAGTAAAGGATGTCATTGGAGACAAATATATAATACAACATATACCTTTCTTTGTTCTGTTAGATCCTTTAAAAAATATAAAGATATTTTTATGAAGTCTGCGGTTAATTGGAATGATGGACTGTTTTCTGAACATGTTTATAAAAGAGATGATGTTCTTTGTATAAGTCCAATGCCATCTTTGGCGTGTCACATGCATGAAGTCGCCATGAGCCCACTGGTTGATTGGAAAAAATTAATTGAATAGGATATATTATGTTAGATGAAAGAAAAGTGCACAATCATGGATTTGTTAAACTCATTGAAGTTATGGGTGATGATGAAGAAGTGGTTAATGCGGCAAGAATTAGTTATGGTAAGGGAACTAAAAAGTTTTCCGCAACAAGAAATTTAATTCGATATTTAATGAGACATAAACACACCTCACCCTTTGAGATGTGTGAAGTTAAGTTCCATTTGAAATTACCAATTTTTATAATGAGACAACTTGTTAGACATAGAACTGCTAATATAAATGAATATTCTGCTAGATATTCTGAAATGTCTGATGAATTTTACGAACCAGAAGATAATTATATTCAAAAACAATCTAAACAAAATAATCAAGGTAGAGGCGATCCAGTAGAAGAAAAGGGATTAATGAGATTTGAAATGAATAGATCAGCTGATGGTGCATATCATGCATATAAACATATGTTGAATTATGATGTTGCTAGAGAATTAGCAAGAATTGTTCTTCCAGTTTCAAATTATACTGAATGTATTTGGAAAATAGATTTACATAATTTTTTTCATTTTGTTCATTTAAGATCAGATTTTCATGCACAAATTGAAATACAAGATTATGCTAATGCGATGTATGAATGTATTGAACCACATTTTCCCATATGTTGTGAGGCATATGAGGATTATATTAAAAATGGTAAATCTTTTTCAGCTCAAGAAATGGGCGTCATTAAAAAACTTTTAGAAAATGCAGATGCAAAAGCAGCACTAGCAAGATGCATGGCTAATCATGAAGGATTTCATTTAGAAAAATTAGAACAAAAAGAATTTTTATGGAAGCTGGAAGAATAGGATTCACTTGTACAAATGATGGTGTTCTAGCAGCAAAAAAATCTGGAACAAATTCTATAGGTGATTGGGTATGTTTAACATCATTTCCAGAAAATTTTTATAAATTAACAGGTGATCTAATTATTGATGTAGATAAAACGTGGGTATTTGATTCAAATCCATATGTTAATAGGAAAGATACTGCAGAACAAATAATAGATACTAAACCCGCATGGTTTAGATATGGTAGAAATTCTCCTGTGATGATGTCATTTGCGGATAGTCTTATGTCATTATTGGGTACAGATAAATTACCTTGGCTCAGACATCCTAAATTTTATAGGTATGAAGATGAAGAAATAATCCCCACCAGAATAATTTTTCATCCAGAGGGCGCACAAAATAAATCTACACCAAGAGTACTAAAATATAGTACAATTCAGTATATATTAGAAAAATATAAAAAGTTTGATATCTGTCATGTTGGTGGAAAGGGGGATGCGTCTATTGGACATGGAGTACATGATTGTCGAGGAATGGATCTTTGGGAGGTTGTCGAATTAACATCAAAGGCGGCAATTTTTATTGGTGTTGATTCAGGTCCATATCATATAGCACAAGCATATCCTAGAATTAATAGAAAATTGATCATAACAGAAGACCAATTTAAAACTGATTGGCCGCGTGACTCTTATATTTTAGATCCTAAAAGAGATGTGACTTATTGGTATGATTGGGATACTATGTTTTTTAATGAATTTGGTATAGATGTTGGAATAACTACAAGTTATTTAAAAATATGATAGCTCCCATAATTAATCATTATAAAAAGTTGTCTTTTCAGAATGTAGAAAATAGAACAGCTTTGTGTCAATGTGGAGAAGAACCACATGATCATCCTGCATGTAAAATAAATTTTTTTGTTGATTGTTGTATTAAAATTAAAGATAAAAATTTAGAAGGTGATGTTGCAGAATGTGGAGTATTTAAAGGTGGTAGTGCGAGGATTTTAGCAACAGTTTTTGAAGATAAAAAAATATTATTATTTGATACATTTACTGGTTTACCTGAAGATGATGCCCATCCAGAAGGAACTTTAAAAAAGGGTGGATTTGGTGAGGTAACTCTTGATGAAGTTAAAGAATATTTAAGTGATAAAGATAATTGTTTATTTTATCCTGGATGGTTCCCCAAATCAGCACAAAGAAGTTCATTATGGCAAAATAATAAAAAGTTTAGTTTTGTACATCTAGATATGGATTTATATCAATCTACTAAAACAGGAATTGAATTTTTTTGGAAGAAATTAGTTAATGGCGGAGCTATAATTTTTGATGATTTTAAAGGAGTAGATACTCCAGGAATAGAACAATCTATTATTGAATATTTTACAGATAGAAATGATTATATTAGTGAAGTTTATCCAAGTATGTGTATAATTTATAAAAAGGAGATATAATGACATTAGTTGTTGAACCGGGCCCTCATCCCGATCCCGCACCAAGATTTGGGATGTTTTTTAGAGAAGATAAAATAGGCGATGGATTAATATATTCATCGTGTCCAGAAAATTTTTATAATGCTGGAAAAGGAAAAATTTCAGATGTGAAAAATGCATGGTTTTTTGATCATAATCCATATATTGTTAGAAATACTGCTGCGGTGCAGAATATTGATATGCAAAAATTTGCGGATCAGACGTCATTTTTTCATTATGGAAGATCCAGTTTACCATGTTTATTATCTGTAGCAGATAGGTTTAATACTAAGTTTGGAATTCCTACCAGACTAAGACATCCTAGATTATATAAGTATGAGGATTTACCTCAAATACCAAATAAACTTGTGGTACATACTCAAGGAGATTTAAATGAGCCTATCGCATTATATGAAGACACCCATGCACTTATGACTGATGAAGTTATGGATGTCATTCAAGAAAAATATAGTCAATATGATATTATACAGGTTGGTGGAAAAAAAGATAAACCTTTTGGAAGAAAGGCTAAAGATAAAAGAGGATTGCCAATTTGGCAGTCAGTTAAGGAAATAGCAGATGCGGCGATATTTATAGGAGTTAATAGTGGTCCTATGAATATAGCGCTATGTTATCCGAGAATAAATATTAGGATGTTCGAACCACAATTTCCTCAAACCGTATTAGAGAATTTTTTTATACCAATGGATGCTAAATTTGCACACAACCAATGGTTCGATTTTGGTATAAAAATATTTAATAGATATGATGCGGATTTGGGAGCAACCTATAGCTATTTAAAGATATAAATGAGAGAAAAAAGCAAAGAAGAACATAAGTTTACCTCCACAGGTATTAAATTTTGGAGACATCAAGAACAGATGTTTAATTATAAAAATGGTGATCCAAATACTATTATATCAACTCATATAGCACCTGAAGGAGTATGTAATCTCAAATGTCCATATTGTTCTGTGACATATAGAGATACACATGATCGTATTGATTTAGAAGTTATAAAACAATATGTAAGAGATTTAAAAACTCGAGGACTTAAAGCAGTTATAATAACAGGTGGTGGAGAGCCGACAACTTACAAATATTTTAATGAACTTGTTAGATTTATACATGATGAAGAAGAATTAAAAGTTGCTCTTATTAATAATGGAACTTTAACACGTAGAATTAAAGAAGATGTTTTAAAAATGTTTTCTTGGGTCCGTGTTTCTGTTAATATGTTTGATAGATGGGAAGAAAAAATCAAATTTCCATATCATAAACTTTCCAATGAGTGTATAGTTGGTTGTTCGAGTGTATTCACTACAGCTCATGAAAAGTCAGAAGATACAGAAAATAAAATAGAAATGTATAAAAAAATATCTAAAGTAGCAGATAATTGTGGAGCAGAATATATTAGACTTTTACCAGATTGTTTATTAGAACAAGATAAATTAATTGAAAAACATTATGAATTAGATGAGGTATTATTAGAGGTAAATGATACAAGGTATTTTCATCAATATAAAGTTCATGGAGCACCACAAACTTCAAAATGTCATCAATCATATTTTAGACCATATCTAAGTGAAGTTAATGGTGGTACAGTTTTTCCATGTGATTCAGTAGTTTTGAATGGTGCAGTTGCTCATTTTTCAGAACAATATGCATTATGTAAAGCGGAAGATGTTTTGGAATATATTGATGGTAGAATTAAACAACCATTTGATGCACAAGTACATTGTAAGGGTTGTGTCTTTACAGAGAATGTTAATATGTTGGATGATTTTATTAATGATAAATTAAATAAATTTGAGGAATTTGCCTCACCATTAGATCATGAAGAATTTGTATGAATAAAGAATATTTTGATGAAGATTATTTTGAAAGAGGAGCAGAAACAGGAAAATCATTATATTCACACTATAGATGGATGCCAGAATTAACCATTCCAATGTGTCACCATTTAATTAATACTTGTAATATTACTGAAGATGATACTGTTTTGGATTTTGGTTGTGCTAAAGGATATGTTACTTATGGATTTCGATTATTAGGAATTGAGGCATATGGAGTTGATATATCAGAATATCCCATATCAAAAGCACCAAAAGAGGTTGAACAATATTTAACTTTAATAAAACCTCAGGAGAAATTACCAAAAAAAGAGTATAGTTGGGGAATATGTAAAGACATATTAGAACACATTCCTTATGATGGAATTAAAAAACAATTGCAAATTTTATATGAACAGTGTGAAAATATTTTTATTATTGTTCCTTTAGGTGATGGTGAAAGATATTATATTGATAGTTATGAACATGATAAAAGTCATTATATAAAAGAAGATTTGGTTTGGTGGCATGAGATGTTACAAGAGGTGGGTTACTCAAATGTAAAATCAACATATGATCTTGGTCCTTTTAAAAAGAATTGGAATTTTGAAAAAAGAGGAAATGGAATGATTATAGGAAATAAGGTTGAGGGGATTATGAAGGGAATATGAGAGAAGAGATACGGATAAGACATAAACAATTGATGGGCATAGACCCCTCATGCGCCCCTGGGCAAGGCAATAATGCGAAAACTATGGGTAATGACCCTAGAAATTTATTTCAAGCACCTTGGAGAATTGGTGATGTCATTTCTTTGATGATCTCTGCAAATTTTAAAAAACGTGTACACGGATCTTATATAAAATTTGAATATATAGATGAAATTCATAAATCTATGCGTTTAGATATTTTATATAAGGATGTTATTGATGAATTTTTAGAGGAACCAATTGAGAATTTACAAGATGATATATACGACCCAGGATTACTATGGTTGACTTCTCCCTATTATGTAAAAAAATATGGATATGATATTATACCAACATTACAGTGGGATAAAGAAGAATATAATGGACCTGAACTTTCTTGGGGAAAGTATGTAGTATTTGCACCATTGATGGACGCACAATATAATCTCGAAAGAAACATGTCGGCTGAATTTGTTAATGATTTTTGCAGGAAATTAAAAGATAAATTTGGCGACGATTTTTATGTCATTACCAATAAAAAAATTGAAATTTTGATAGATACTAAAAACATAAATACTCTTGATTCCGATAGCATTTATGATCTTGGTTATATTATTTCTCATTCAAAATGCTTCATTGGTGGTGATTCCGGATTTAGTCATTTAGCAGGAAGCTCTCGACTACCCAAACAGATTTGTATAGGTTGGCCAAAACAAAGATTAAAAAATTTTAATTGGAGTGGATGGCCTTATTATTTTATTAATCCCTTTTCAATACAGGGCCAATTCATGAACCAGACCTGGGATATGTTTCCACAAATCGACCCACGTTGCACAGATTATAAAGAATTTTTGTTACAAAATAATTCTCTGAGCGAAGACCAAATACAATTAGTATTAACTTATATTACAAAAGGATTATAATGCCCCTACCTACTGAGTATCAGTCATTTATACATTTATCACGTTATGCGAGATGGGACTATAAGGAAGAACGAAGAGAAACGTGGGAAGAAACTGTTAAGAGATATTTTGATTTTTTTCAAAAACATTTAAAGGAAAATAATAATTATAAATTAGAAAATGGAGAAAGAGCGAAGTTAGAAAACTCAATTATGAACCTAAATGTTATGCCCTCGATGCGTTGTTTAATGACAGCGGGAGCGGCATTAGAAAAGGAAAATATTGCTGGTTATAATTGTTCTTACGTAAAAGTTGATACTCCGCGCTCTTTTGATGAAATACTTTATGTTTTAATGAATGGTACAGGAGTGGGGTTTTCTGTGGAAGAAGAATATGTAAATAAACTTCCAGTTGTTCCTGAAGAAATGTATGATACTGATACTACAATTCATGTTGCGGATTCTAAACTTGGTTGGGCAAAGGCGTTTAAAGAACTTTTGGGTTTGTTGTGGACAGGTCAGATTCCAAAATGGGATCTTTCAAAAGTTCGTGAAGCGGGAGCTCCATTAAAAACATTTGGTGGAAGAGCATCCGGTCCACAACCGTTGGATGATTTGTTTCACTTTGTAACAAAAATGTTTCGATCCTCCGCAGGAAGAAAACTTAGGTCTATTGAGGCACATGATATTGTGTGTAAAGTAGCAGAAATAGTTGTGGTGGGCGGTGTTCGTAGAAGTGCTCTTATTAGTCTTTCAGATCTCAATGATAGAGAAATGAGATTTGCAAAACATGGAGAATGGTATAAACTTAATGTACAACGAGCATTAGCAAACAATTCAGTCAATTATAAAGAAAAGCCAGATGTTGGAACTTTCATGCGAGAATGGTTATCTTTGTATGATTCTAAGTCCGGAGAGCGAGGATTTTACAGTAGTTTATCTGCGGAAAAACATGTAACAAATTTAAATAAACAGGAAAAAGATGAAAACGGAAATTTTATACAACGACGAGAACCAAAACGAGACTTTGGAACTAATCCCTGCAGCGAGATCATTCTTCGAAGCAGAGAATTTTGCAACCTCTCAGAAGTCATTATACGAGGATCAGACGATTGGGAATCTTTGGAAGAGAAAGTGCGATATGCGACTATCATTGGCACAATTCAATCCACTCTTACCAACTTTAAATACATTGGAAGAGAATGGAAACGAAACTGTGAGGATGAACGACTTCTTGGAGTATCTCTTACAGGAATAATGGATAATCCATTAACAAATGGTAAGAAAAAAGATTTAGATAAACTATTAATAAAATTAAAAAATGTCGCAATCGAAACAAACAAAGAATGGTCAGAAAAATTGGGTATCGAAAGATCTGCCGCTATTACTTGTGTCAAACCGAGTGGAACTGTTTCTCAGCTTGTTGACAGTGCTAGTGGTATTCATGCTCGTCATAATCCCTATTATATACGAACTGTACGGGCCGATAATAAAGACCCTCTTTGTGAGTTTATGATAACTGAGGGATTTCCAAATGAACCTGATGTAACTAAACCCAATCATACTACAGTATTCAGTTTTCCTATGGAAAGTCCTAAAGGAGCAATTTGTCGAAAAGATATGTCAGCATGGAAACAATTATCTTTATGGCATACCTATGCAAAACATTGGTGTGAACATAAGCCCAGTGTAACCGTATCTGTTAAAGAAGAAGAATGGCCGAATACTTCCGCTTGGGTATATGAAAATTTTGATGATATAAGTGGTATTTCATTTTTACCATTTAGTGATCATACTTATCAACAAGCACCTTATCAAGATTGTAGTAAAGAAGAATATAATGAATTATTGAAAAAAATGCCCAAAAATGTTAATTGGGTAAAATTATCTGAATATGAGGCTAAAGATTTTACAATAGCTTCACAGGAATTAGCCTGCTCTGCAGATGGTGGGTGTGAGATCGTTGATTTGCCAGTGACTCCAAGCAGAGTGGACGCATCATGAAGGAGATGAGAAATGAATACAGCAATCATATATGGGACACCAACATGTACTTGGTGTGATAAAGCAGAAGATTTATTAGAATCGAAAGGATATGAAGTTAATAAAATAGATATTACGTCATCCAGAAAACATTATGATGATATGCAAAAAGTAGTAGGAAATAATGTAAGAACTGTTCCACAAATCATATTGAATGATGAATATGTCGGCGGATATGGTGAAGTAGAACAGTATTTGAATAAATAGAGGTATAAGTACATTGGTTATATGTACTTGGTTAAATTAACATGTCATAGGAGTAATTCATGGTAGAAAAAGTATTAGGCTGGATTCGCAGTCTAACAGAAGTAGGTCTAGCGCTCGTAGCATTAGGTGTTGTACTTCAAATCATTTTTGGTGCTGCAGTACCATTTTTAGGTATAGATATGGTTGGTTCAGTAGTATCTCTGGTTAAACAACTAGGGAGTGAAGGATTAATTGGACTTGTAGCTATATGGGTACTTTGGGGAATTTATTCGAAACAATAAATTTCCATCTAAGTCTGACTTAGTTTAACATGGATCGTTACTAAAGTGGGAGTCAATTTGACTCCCATTTTTTTTGCCCTGTTTCTGCCATCCATTGAATTTACTAAATAATACTATAAGCATATATAAATAGTTGAATAGGAGTATCAATGGCACAAACTTTGAATCTGAGGGCCGATCAAGGCTCAGATTTTACAATAAATCTCACAGTAGCTGATAATTTGGGAATAGCATATAATTTGAGTGAATGGACGGCTAATTCCTCTTTTAAAAAACATCACGGCTCCTCTACATATTATGATATGACCACTACGACCCTATCCGCACCAGATGGTAATTTAGAACTTTCATTACTAGCCAATTCTGCCAATAGTGTCATCCCCGATGGTCGATATTTTTATGATGTTGTACTTAAATCTACTTCGAATACAGCTATAAAAAGAGTAATGCAAGGAATATTAACTATAGATCCAAAAGTATCACGATGATGGGAGCAAAAATACATGGCACAAGTTACAGTTGATGTTCCATCCTTTGCATTAACAGTTGAAAAAAAACAACCAGTACAAGTCAGAACTGATGTTTCATTTGCTAAAATCGCTTCACATGGTGAAGACGGCTTTATTCAATATGCTAATAGTAATGCTTTAGGTTCACATCCATCTCTCGCCTTTAATGCAAATACAAATACTACCTCTATAGAGAGTTTAAATTCAGTAGATGCTGTTATAACTACTGCAAATATAACTACAGCAAACATTTCTACTTTATTTACAGGATCTACCATTGTTTCTGATGGTCAGTTTGGTGATGTAACTATAACAGATGGACTTATTGTTGGTGAAAATGTAACAGTTTCAGGAAATCTCACGGTAACTGGACAAACAACCACAATTGAAAGCACAGTATTAACAGTCGATGATAAACATATAGAACTTGCATCAACTGATTCTCCGTCAGATGTTAATGCTACTGGTGGTGGAATCATACTTAAAGGTGATACTGATAAAACTATAATATGGGCAAATTCTACAAAATCTTGGAATTTTAACCAAGATGTTGATATTAAAAAAGTCACATCAGCTGATAGTAGATTATTAATTGATGCAGTTCAAGTAGCAAATAGTTCTCTTCTTTCTCCTTCTTCAAAAATAATTGTTCCAATAGCTAATATAACAACTGCTAATGTAGCAACAGCATATGTTACAGATTTAACAGTTTATAATGCTTTTCAAGTTGGCTCTGGAACTACGACAATTACGACAGATTATCTTAAAACTGGAGTAATTAATATAACAACCAGTAATATAGCAACATCATATATTACGTCATCAGCAACGATTTTTAAAGAAGATGTAGAAGAATCTAATGTAACTGTAGCAAATGTTGGTACTCTATTTGTATCTGGCGATGCCACAGTACATGGTGACATTACAATAGGTGGTGAAATTAATCTTGGTGATTCTGATACGGATAGTTTAACAATTGCAGCAGATTTAACTTCTCATATAGTTCCAAATGTTGTAGATACTTATGATTTGGGTGATGATACTAAACGTTGGAGAAATGTTTATCTCTCTGGTGCAGCACATGCGGCAACAAAGATAACCACTCCTGAGGCGAATATTTCTGTAGCAAATGTTAGTACTCTATTTGTAACTGGTGATGCGACAGTACATGGAGATATTACAATTGGTGGAGCAATTGCTCTTGGTGATGCTGATACAGACAGTTTAACAATTGCGGCAGATTTAACTTCTCATATAGTTCCAAATGCTACAAATACTTATGATTTAGGTACTGATGCGAAGAGATGGAAAGATATTTACCTTTCTGGTGCAGCACATGCAGCATCCAAAATAACAACACCTGAAGCAAATATTACAGTTTCTAATACAGTAACTTCATATACAACATCTTCTTTGGTTCTTCCTGTTGGGGATGATGCCGCTAGAGTAGATACTCAGGGTGGAGTTAGATATAGTACCACACAAAGCACATTTGAAGGTTATGATGGTTCCGCTTGGGGATCTTTGGGTGGGGTTATTGATATTGATCAAGATACTTACATTAAAGCTGAAACATCAGCAGGTGCGGACAATGATATTTTAGATTTTTTTGTTACGGGAACAAGACAAGCGTATATTAGTAATGCGGGAGTTGTAGCAATAACAACTAAGATGACTGTTCCTGAAGCTAATGTTACTGTAGCAAATGTTGGAACCCTTCACGCAACCACAATTAATACCGGAACAATTAATGCAAGTGATGGTACAACTGCAATAACTATAGATGATTCAACTGCTAAAGTTATTCTTGCCGGTGATTTACAAGTTGATGGAACAACTACCACACTTAATAGTACAACATTAACTGTAGATGATAAAAATATAGTTGTTGCGAGTGGAGCGGCAGACAGTGCTGCGGCTGATGGAGCAGGACTTACAGTAGATGGTGCATCAGCAACAATTTTATATCAACATAATGGCACTAAATGGATTGTTAATAAACCATTTACGGCGGCGGAAGCAAATCTTACAGTAGCAAATATAGCAACTTCATATACCACATCTTCTTTAGTTCTTCCTGTCGGAGATAATAGTACTAGGGTTAATTCACAAGGAGGAATTAGATATAGTACTTCTCTTGCAACATTTGAAGGGTATGATGGCTCTAATTGGGGATCTCTTGGTGGAGTTATTGATGTCGATCAAGATACTTATATAACAGCAGAAGCGACAGCAGATAAAGATAGTTTAGATTTTTTTACTGCCGGCAGCGAACGAATGAGTATTGATTCGACAGGCGACGTAACAATTGATGGGGATTTAAAAAATGCGATTTTAAGCACAGCAAAAATAGGTACACCTACAGAAGCGACATGGAATGATGGTGCATTAACAGGTATAAACGAAACATATGATAGTCATGTTCCATTAACAGGATTTTCATCTACTGATAATATACCAGATGCGTTTGATAATGTTAATGAACTTATGCATAATATCTATAAAGAAACATATGTGAGACATGCTAAATTTTCTGCAAATGTTTTATCTGGTCCGGCAACACTTACAACAACCTTTACTGTAGATTCTGACGTTTATAATGGATACGATGCAAATTCATATGAATGGATTTTTGGTGATGGTGGATCTCATACAACAACTAGCACAAGTTATGAATATGATTATACTGGTGCGTCTGGTGGAACATTTGATGTTACATTAACAGCAAGAAATACTAGTGCTCCAGCTGGTACTGCGGGTAGTTATGCAACATTTAAACGAACAGGATATATAGTAGTTTATACACCGGCACCTGTAGCCCTTTTTACATATGCATATAACCAAAAAACAGGATCTGTTGCTGCTACTGCCCATACAACAACACCGGCATATATAGATGAAACTTTACCTGAAAGTGGAACTACTCATGATGTAACATTTAATGTTACTACTTCGACTGATACAACGCATTGGGTAATTGATTTTGGTGATGGGACAACCTATCCAGCAACTGCTAACCCAAATGAAACTAATCAACAAGTAATCGAAGGAAATTCTGGAAGTACTCCTTGGGAAGTATATTCAACTACAAAAATAACTACACATCCTTTTGCAATCACAACTCAAGATTTATCAAGATCTGTTATATTATATGTGTGGAGTTCAACTGCTGGTGCTACTGGTGCTAAAGCATATTCTTCTACATTAGATATGCGAATGATGAAAGATTATACAGGATTACTTTCATTTACTACTAGTCCGTCACCTGCTACAAATAATAATGATACAGCAAGTTGGAATAATACATATAAGAGTATTAATACAGAAGGGGTGTATATAGAATTTACACCTGCATTAACTGGTAGTAATGCTGTTAACGGTACTTATGGTTCTCAGCTTTCATGGAATTTAGTTAATAGTAATAATAGTGAAAGTACTACAACATTTGCATATTCTGCGGCACTTGCACAGAAAAATATAGTGTTTACAAGAGCAAATAATACGAGTTCACCAGATGGTGAAGTTAGAAATATCGCTCTTACAATAACTAGTCAGCATACTAGTACACCTTTTACAGGAGGAAATGCTGATATAACTATTAAACGAGATCCACGTGCAGACTTTACGGGACAATTTGATACATTAACTTCAGGACAAAGTGGATCAAGCAACCAAATAGGTTATATATTTACGGATTATAATGGTGACGCTAGAAATATATTAACATTTACTGATAGTTCAGATAACAATGGTATTACTGGATGGTCGTGGGATGTTGATAAAAATGTAAGTGCGGGCGCAGATTACACTACACAAAATCCACAACATACGTATACTGCAGTAGGTAATCATACAGTAGAGTTAACGTTAACACATCCTAATACATATGGATCTAATGACGTAGATTATATTGAAACAAAAACAAATTATATAACAATTTCTAGTAATCCTACAGCACCAGCAACATTAGTAGGAAAAACTATATCTATTACTAATGATGGTACATATACTGCAAAATTATGTTCTGGTGTTACAAATAATAGTAGTGAATCAGCTCCAGCGGCAGGAGCAACAGTAACACGCACAGAAGATACTACACCCACATCAGGCGAACATAGTTATGCAAACGAATTTCCATCCAATGGAGATAATACAGGTAATGTAAGAGCAGTTATTAATGGAACAGCAGAAACTGGTGGTAGTATTAAAACATTTACAACGGGCAGCGACACAGGAACAACGGGATCATTAATAATAACTTATGATATTGATTCATCCGCCTCAGGATCAGGTACACAAAATACTATACCCAATAATTGGTATAGGGTATTTAAATCCAAAGTAGAAAGTTCAAGTGCATTAAGTGCTGGTGTTAATACATACGCTATTAGACAATTATTCAGCAGCGGTAGTACACAACGTGATACTGCTGTAGCTCAATTTGTTGTTGATACAATGACAACTGCTCCAGCAGTTCAATCAGGTTATGCAGTAGGATTAGATAGTATTGGAACTCCAAGATATATGTCACAAATAAGATATTTTGATTCATCAGGATCATTATCTATAACTAGTTTAGACATTAATAATTTGTCAGGACAAACATATGCAGACGAAGATCCACTTGAAATTGCACCTTTGTCAGGATCATTATTATCAACGACTACAAAATCATATGGAAGTATAACTGGAATTTCAACTCCTCTTGCTGTTAATCTAAGTCCAACTGGATTATCAACAACAGTAAGCGTTTCTGGTTCTGGATATGGAGTAGGTACTATAAAACTAAGATCTCGAAACATTAATGGTTACGGAAGTTATCAAAATAATAGTACTAATTCATTGTATTGGTATAATAGTGTAAGTTTAGACGAACAATCAATGGATAATGATATAACTGGAGGAACAGCAATATCAGGCAAAGGGGATTTAATACGGGTTGAAGGATTTGATGATGCAAGTGTATATCCATCATATACAGCAGCAAATTTTTATGCTGATAATAATTGGGTATCTGCTACAGAAGCATTAGGAACATATGAAGCACCACTTTTATATACAAGTGGGGGAAGATTTGTTTGGGATGATACAAATTGGCAAACATATTTGCCAGGGTTAACTAATAATCCAAATAATTCAAGTAGGGGTGCAGGAAACCAATTTGTTACTTTAGTTTTTAGTAGAAAAGCCATTAATAGTTTTACAATAAAATATACGGGAACAATAGCATCATTGTGGATTGCATTACCTGGATTAGGAACAGATACTTCAAGTGGTTTTAATGGTTGGTTAGATTGTAATACTGATTATGGTGGTGCGGGCCAGCCTGGTTCTGGAACTGGAGGAAATGGTGGTGATGGAGTAAGAGATCCAAACGATGGAGGTACTGGTGTTATAGGATCCGCCGGAACAAATGCTACATTTAAATTAAATTTAGGCACAGCAAGTACAGGTGGTTCAGGTAGTATTGCATTAGATTGTCCAATATTAATTAGATTTGGATTAGCAAGTGACAAACATGTGTCGAATATTAATGTGGAGAATTAATTAAATGGCAATTACAAATGAAATATTAACTAATAGATTAGATAAAAAGATTAACTATGGTGTTGCTAGAACAGGACAAGATAGCGTAAAATCTCCTGTTCAAGAATCCGTAGGAAGTCCGTCTCCTAATCCTGCCCAAGATTTATGGATAGATAGTGATAATATTCCAGCCGCAATGCCTGAGACTAATACTACTGACCTTCTTATTTACAAATACAAATCAAGTGTTGGTGTTGGAACTGATAATGGAGCTTCTTCAGGTGTTATAGAAATGACACTTGATACTACAGTAGCGGATGGAACATCATATCTAGCATGTTCAACTCTTAATAATGCATCCACCAGACTCAGTGGATGGGTTGGATTTGGTCTATATGGTGCTCAGTATCTTACTAAAATTGTAATTGCCACATCAGGATATCACGGACAAAATTTTGATTTAAGTGGTGCGGCATATTATAAAGTAATACAGCCTGGGGCGAATGGTTATGAATTTTATTTCGATGTAGATGCTGGTGTTCTTGTTTTTGCTGGAACTAGTGGTGTTCCTACTGAATTATCTTCTGGTAGATCCATTTACTTATCTTCAGGTGCGAGATATAGAGGAAGAACCGGAATAAAAAATTATATTGATGTAACTACTGAAGGTGAAGTTACTGTTACAGGTAAGATAACGGCTCCTGAAGCGAACATCACTGTAGCAAATGTTTCTACTGCATATATTACATCAGATGCGACTATAGCGACCGCTAAAATTTCTGATTTAACGGATGGTCGAGTTGTTCTTGCTGGAGCTAGTGGTGAAATTGAAGATTCATCAGGATTAACTTTTGATGGAACTGTCTTAACTTCGACTGAGATCACCACACCTGAAGCTAACATTACTGTAGCGAATGTTGGAACACTCTATGCAACTACAGGAACTGTGGGTGATTTGTCATTTACCAAGATGACAGCTCCTGAAGCGAATATAACTGTAGCGAATATTGCGACTGCATATATTACATCAGATGCGACTATAGCAACTGCTAAAATTTCTGATTTAACTTCTGGAAGAGTGGTTCTTGCAGGTACTAGTGGAGAGATTGAAGATAGTACAAATTTAACATTTGACGGAACTGTATTAACTTCGACTGAAGTGACTACACCTGAAGCGAATATAACAGTAGCAAATGTTAGTACCGCATATATCACAACATCAGCAACTATGGCGACCGCCAAAGTTTCCGATTTAACTGATGGTCGAGTTGTTCTTGCTGGAACTTCTGGTGAATTAGAAGATTCTTCAGGATTAACTTTTGATGGAACAGTTTTAACTTCACCAGAAATAACTACTCCTGAAGCTAATGTTACAGTAGCAAATGTTGCGACATTGTATTCAAAATCAGCGAGTATTGATGATATATCAGTAATTAGTGGAATTACAGTTGGTAAAAATATAACAGTTTCAGGAAATTTAACAGTTCAAGGAACGACAACTACTATTGATAGTACAACATTAACTGTTGATGATAAAAATATAGAGTTGGGTTCAGTTGATACACCAACAGATTCTACAGCAGATGGTGGAGGTTTTACTTTAAAAGGTGCAACAGATAAAACAATTGTATATACAGATTCATCTAAATCTTGGGATTCTAATCAAGATTGGCATATTAATAAATCTACTGATGATAGTGTATTAAAAATTGATACTGTTCAAATAGCAAATAGTTCTGTAGTATCACCAACAATAAAATTATCTACTCATGAAGCTAATGTAACTTCAGTAAATACTTCTTCCCTTTATGTAACTAGTGATGCGACTATAGCAACCGCTAAAATTTCTGATTTAACGGATGGTCGAGTTGTTCTTGCTGGAACTTCTGGTGAATTAGAAGATAGTACGAATTTAACTTTCGATGGAACCGTCTTAACTTCTACAGAAATAACTACTCCTGAAGCTAATGTTACAGTAGCAAATGTTGGAACACTCTATGCAACTAGTGATGCGACTGTAGCG